CTACAGAATGACAGACCTAGAATTATTATCCCTCTCATTGACAAGGACGGTAATTGGTTTGGCATTCAGGGTAGATCTATGGCAGCAACTTCTACGCTACGATACATCACCGTGATGTTTGAGGATAGACTCAAACTATTCGGACAAGACCAAGTAAACCCTAAGGAGACAGTGTATGTCACAGAAGGACCATTCGACAGTACTTTCATTAAGCAATCTGTTGCTATGTGTGGCAGCGATGTTGACCACCGCACTCTTCCTTATCCACATAGGGTCTGGGTCTTCGACAACGAGCCAAGAAATCGACAGATCGTGTCTAGGATTGATGCGGCAATTGGAAGCGGCGAGGCAGTAGTAATCTGGCCGAAGTCAGTAAAAGAAAAAGACATAAATGACATGGTGTTGGCAGGACTTGACCCTTCTGCTATAATAAAAAGCAACACCTTTTCAGGATTAACAGCAAAGGTACAACTTACAGATTGGAAAAAGGTATGAGCAACACAGTTGTCAAACGCAACGGACAGGTGGAAGAGATCCACCTTAGTAAAATCCATGAAATGGTAGAGCACGCTTGCAGAGGACTTGCTGGTGTGTCAGAGTCAGCAATCGAAATGAATGCTAACCTGCAACTATTTGATGGCATTAAGACGAGTGACATTCAAGAGATCCTTGTGCGCTCTGCTAATGATTTGATTACATTGGATGCACCAAACTATCAGTTTGTAGCAGCACGTCTGCTCCTGTTTGGTCTTCGTAAGCAAGTGTATAATGGACACCCAGACTTGCGTCCTCATATTCAGGAGCATGTATGGGACTGCATTGAGCGTGGCGTCTACGATAAGTCCATCCTCAAAGCATACACAGATGATGAGTGGGATCAGATTGAATCCTTCATCGATCATGACCGTGACTATTTGTTTACATACGCTGGTCTAAGGCAGGTGGTTGATAAATACCTCGTGCAGGATCGGTCGTCTGGTGAGGTGTATGAGACACCCCAACAGATGTACATCATGATTGCAGCAACTCTCTTCCAAACATACCCCAAAGAGACAAGACTCGATTATGTCAGACGATACTACAACGCAATCTCGAAGCACAGGATCAACATCCCAACGCCCATCATGGCAGGAGTGCGGACTCCACTTCGACAATTTGCAAGCTGTGTTCTTGTGGATGCTGATGACACCATCGATAGCATTTTTAGTAGTGACATGGCTATCGGTTACTATGTTGCTCAAAGGGCTGGCATCGGTATTAATGCTGGAAGAATCCGTGGCATCAACAGTAAAATCAGGGGCGGTGAAGTTCAGCACACAGGCGTTGTTCCATTTCTCAAAAAGTTTGAAGCAACTGTCAGATGCTGCACTCAAAATGGCGTCCGAGGTGGAAGCGCAACAGTCCACTTCCCCATTTGGCACAAAGAAATAGAAGATATCATTGTCCTTAAGAATAACAAGGGCACTGAAGATAACAGGGTAAGGAAACTTGATTACTCAGTCCAAATTAGCAAACTATTTTATGAAAGATTCATCGGAAACGGAGAGGTTTCGCTTTTTAGTCCTCATGATGTCCCTGGGTTGTATGACGCTTTCGGCACTGATGAGTTTGACGATCTGTATTGTAGTTACGAGAGGGATCAGTCAATCCCTAGACTCACCATCTCTGCCCAACAACTCTTCCTTGATCTACTAAAGGAGAGAGCAGAGACAGGTCGTATCTACATCATGAATATCGACCACTGCAATAGTCACTCCTCCTTCAAGGACAAGGTGAATATGAGTAACCTCTGTCAGGAGATCACTCTGCCTACTGATCCTATCAATCACATTGATGATCGTGGTGGTGAGATTGCTCTGTGCATTCTCTCTGCTATCAACGTGGGTAAACTGAAGTCCCTAGATGAGATGGAAGACCTCTGTGACCTCTCTGTGAGGGGTCTGGAGGAGTTGATTGACTACCAGGAGTATCCAGTCGCTGCTGCTCAACGTAGCACCCTGGCACGTCGCTCTCTGGGCATCGGATACATTGGACTAGCACACTACCTTGCTAAGCATGGCGAGCATTATGATGACAAAGGTGCATTGAAACTCGTCCATGAGTTGACGGAAGCATTCCAATACTACCTGCTCAAAGCATCTAACAAACTTGCTGAAGAGCGTGGAGCATGTGAAGCATTCCATCGCACAAAGTATTCCGATGGACTTCTTCCAATCGATACATATAAGAAGGATGTAGATGACCTAGTAGCACCAGAATACAAGTATGATTGGGATACTCTTAGGCAAGATATCGATGAATACGGACTCAGGCACAGCACTCTGTCCGCACAAATGCCTTCGGAGAGCAGCTCCGTTGTGTCAAACGCAACCAATGGAATCGAGCCGCCTAGAGACTACTTGTCCATTAAGAAATCAAAGAAAGGACCTCTTAAGCAGATTGTCCCTCAATACAATACACTAAAAAATAATTACACTCTCCTATGGGAAATGCAATCCAACAAAGGATACGTTGAGATTGTTGCAGTCATGCAGAAATTCTTTGACCAAGCCATCTCTGGCAACTGGTCTTATAACCCAGAGAAATTCGACAACAACGAAGTGCCTGTATCCGTTATGGCACAAGATCTACTGATGACTTACAAGTATGGTTGGAAGACATCTTATTATCAGAATACCTATGATGCTAAGAAGGATGTCGATGAGCCTGCTCATTCAATTGGGTGGGTTGATGAGACCACAGATAAGTTAAACAATCTCCTAGCAGAGATTGATGCAAGCGACGAGTCTGAATGCGACGCTTGTAATGTCTAAAGAAGTTACGATTACACTATGTAAGGACTTGCAGGAAGACTTCGAGTCCTACATTGATTGCTGCACATCACTGGAGGTTGCTCCAAGGATCAATGCATTTCTAAATTATGTTTACAATTACGGTACATGCACGAATCCAAGGGAGCCAAAATGGGATTGACTGTTTTCAACGATAAGAAAGTGGACACCAAAAAACAACCGATGTTTTTCGGAGCACCCTTAGGGATGCAACGCTACGATGAATACAAGTATCCTGACTTCGATAAATTAACACAGACACAACTCGGTTACTTCTGGAGACCTGAAGAGGTATCTCTACAGAAGGACCGTGCCGATTACAAGACACTGAATGAGCAACAAAAACATATCTACACCAGCAATCTTAAGTATCAGATCCTTCTGGACTCTGTGCAAGGGCGGGGTCCTGGCATGGCATTCTCACCTTACTGTAGTCTTCCAGAGTTGGAAGGATGCATGGGAGTATGGGAATTCATGGAGCAGATTCACTCCCGCTCCTATACTCATATCATCAAAAACGTATACGCAGACCCATCAGAAGTCTTCGATGCGGTATTAGACAACGACAAGATCCTTGACCGTGCTACTGCAGTATGCAAAGCATACAATGACTTCATTGAGGTAGCAACTGAGTGGTCACTCAGCAACATGTGGAAAGGAACTTGGCAAGATTCCCCCACTGCCCAATGGACTATGAGGGATGTCAAGCGTAAACTTTATCTGGCGGTCGCTAATGTTAACATCCTTGAAGGTATACGGTTTTATGTTTCTTTTGCTTGCAGTTTTGCTTTTGGTGAACTTAAACTCATGGAAGGTTCTGCAAAAATTATCTCCCTTATTGCCAGGGATGAGTCGCAACATCTCGCGTTGACCCAGAAGATCCTCTACAAGTGGAAGAAGGGTGACGATCCTGAGATGCAAGAGATCATCAAGGAAGAAGAGGAGACAGTGCGTCAGATGTTTCTTGACGCAGTATCCCAAGAGAAAGAGTGGGCAAAATATTTGTTTGAGAATGGTAGCATGATCGGTCTTAACGAGCGTCTCCTTTCTCAATACGTTGAGTGGATTGCTAATCGTCGTATGAAAGCAATCGGTCTAGCACCTGCCTTCGACATCCCTGCTAAAAACAATCCTCTGCCTTGGACAGAGCACTGGCTAAATAGCAAGGGTCAACAAAATGCCCCTCAGGAAACTGAGATTGAATCCTATGTCGTCGGAGGAATCAAGCAGGATGTTAGTGCGGAAACTTTTAGCGGGTTTAAGCTATAAAATTACAACATGGATACGGATACCCAAGGTGTATCCAGGTACACATCACAATGCCGAGAAGAAATTGGAAGAGACAAGCGAGGTCCCTTTATACAAACGAGACACAATCGACTGGTATTCCGAAGACCCCGATACATGGTATAAGGGACCACTTATCTTTCTTGAAGAAACTCAAGAAGGACTTAAAGAATACCAAGCCCATTAGCAACACCCCTTATAAACTCAATCGTCGTAAAAAGAAACGTGATAAATAAGGGACTTGCATAAATAGTCATGTCATGTTATCATGACCATACGTTCATCCAAGGGACTCTATATCCTTTTGGACGCAAGTAAGTCGCGGAACGGAGCGTTCATCCCATGCTAGAACTATTATTCTATTCAACACTCACCTGCACTCAGACTGACGCTATCATGCTGAAGATTGAGAGCAATCAGAATCTTAGCAATCAAGTTAAGATCGAGTTGGTCGATACCTTAAAGGAATCAGCACCAGAATGTGAGTGGTATTGGGACGAAAACGGCTGAAGGAACGGGGATTAAAAACCCTAACTTCAGAGGACATACTCATGAACACACTTAACCTCATTCGCAAGCAAATCCACAAGGCATCTGCCTTGCATGACGCACAGATTACTCACACCTCATACCGTGGTGTTAAGTATGACACACGTTGTGTGGAAAGCACTGAGTCCCATGGGACTTTCTGCTACCGTGGGCAGACCTACAGCAAGTGACCTAAGTAAAGAGGGGGTGACCCCTCTTTTTTAATATTCTTTTACATCTATGAATCACGAGAAAGTAAAACTGATTGCACACAATCTTAAACTCCTAGCAATCTCCCTAGAGGATGCTATCAAAGAAGATCCTGATGCATACAAACCCGTGCCTGACAAACCATGGTTTCCTCCCAACCAGGCAGAGCGTTTGGGATATAGATATAGTGACGATGATGATGGTTATGCAGACTGATGAAACTACTAACACTAGATGATTACAAAAAGGCAGGCGATACTTTCTGGGAAAAGTATTGGTATGTTGCCAAAGAATTGGGCGGTGATGCTAAGACCGAAGACATCCTCAAAGTAATGGAGTCTCTGGGTGCTGTTGCACTCAAGTTGAGACTGGAGGAAGATAAGGTTGCACCGTTTGGATTTAAGAAGGAGACAGAAGAAGATGAAGATTGATACTCAGGGTATGTCATTGCCTGGTAAAGGACCAGCGATCCCACAACGTGAGTATCCTCCTCTTGTCGTACCCAAGCGGACAATCTTCACACCACAAGAGCGTATCGAGTTGAAGGAAATCATTCACGAGGCACTCGATGAGCGAGAAGGAAGATGAAACCACAGAGTGCGAAAGCAAAGGGTAGAAACTTCCAGAAGTGGGTGAGAGATATGCTCATTGAGCATAGAGATGTCCACCCAGAGGACATTGAGTCTCGCAGCATGGGTGCTGGTGGAGAAGATCTTATCATGGCACGAGATGCTAGGAAGAAGTTTCCTTTTAGTATTGAGTGTAAGAATGTAGAGAAATTAAATGTCTACGATGCTTACGATCAGGCATGTGCCAACTCAGGAGATCACGAACCTATTCTTTTTATGAAGAAAAACAGGAAGCAACCTCTAGTGGTAGTGGATGCCGAATGGTTTATCAAACATTTCGGGGTTGACACCTGACCTATCGAGCATATATAATTAGCAAGTTAAGGAGCGGAGACCCATCATGGAAGATCAATTTCTTGAGGAGATTGATGAGATTAATTATACAATCGAATTTCTAGTGGATCAATTACACGAAGCCTTAGCAGCAGGAGATCACCTACGGGGTCAAGTCCTCGCAGAGAAGATCAAACAACAATCTGAAACAGCATGATTCATTCTTTATTTTCTATTCCGATTGCACACTATGAAATACAGAATTGGAAACAGAATAAAGAAAGGATTATGAATGCTCTCCCCATCTTTGGGCAAGAGCATCTAGAATCTAACGGCGAGCAGTATACTGACTTCTTCCATCAGGATGAGAAGTTGCTGCCTGCTTATGCTGACACGGTGATTGCTATCATCGAGCCATACCTTGCTGAGTTTACTGAGCGTAGACGCATCGAGTTTACTGACATGTGGTGTCAAACATCATACAAAGGTCAGAAGCACGGTCTACACAATCATGGACACAGTGGATGGTCAGCAGTAATGTATGTGGACTTTGATCCTAAAGTCCATCAAGCCACGCAATTCATCTCACCTTTCAATAACCCTTGGAGTGGTAGGTTACAGACCTTCATCCCACCTGTTAATGAAGGGGACATGGTTATCTTTCCAGCAACCATTGCACATGAGGCACTACCCAATGAGTCTGACAAATCACGCACCATTGTCTCGTTTAACATACGAGGTAAAGTTGACAAGGTTAAGAGGACTATGTGGGAAGGCGATCCTATAGTGCGTATTCCTGCTTAACCCTCGGTCCAGTAGCTCAGTGGAATAGAGCAACTGCCTTCTAAGCAGTCGGTCGTTGGTTCGAATCCAACCTGGATCGTTGCACTTCGGTGCAAGTCGGAAAACCACATAGGAGTCAGTCATGACTGTTAGAGATCGCTTTGCAGATTCAATGCAAATCCTGAAGGATACTGTCAATGGTAACATTGCCCTTGACATAGAGTATCCACCCCTCTTCCAAGCACTCTGTCGTTTTTATAGTGATAAGAGCGCACGTCACGTCCACTTTTGGGGACTAGATGTAGAGGAGGACTATACGATTCTCATTGATAACATGATTGCCGATGGCGTCTTGGAAATGACCTAAACTTTACCCTGGTCGGGATACTTATGCTTAAAGAAGAAATCGTAATTTATAAAGGTCGCGTCTGCACCCCACTTAATGATGAGTGTAATGACTTTATCTGGGGTAACTTTATTGATGAATCCGTTGTGACGGGACTTGAAGATTTCTGGCATAAACAAAACGTCTTGGAGTTTCATGAGGGAATGGTCATGCGACAGGGAGATGTAACAGTTGATAAGAGTTATAAAGACTCTCTCGATCTGCTCATCCCCCATCAATTGTCTTGCCCCGAAGTGGTTAACTACCTGAAGGCACTTCAAGGCGTGCTCAATCAATACTTGGAGAGGTTTCCATTCTCAGAGACCTCACGATTCCAAGTAAAGGAACCACTGTCTATGCAGTGGTATCCTAAAGGCGGTGGATTCAAGCAGTGGCATACCGAAAGGTCTAATGCTCTGCCTGGAAACACCTACCGTCATTTAGTCTTCATGACATATCTAAATGATGTCCCTGATGGTGGCACTGAATGGTATCACCAACAGAAGTATGTCCCAGCGCAGCGTGGATACACTGTGATCTGGCCAGCAGATTGGACATTCCACCATCGTGGTAGGGTGTCTGATACAGAAGAGAAGAAGATCATTACAGGTTGGTTTAGTTTTACCTAAGGAGTTACATGCAAACGCAAGACGAAAAGTGGAATCGGGGACTAGATATTTTTATCGAGAGTGTCTACGCTCCAGACCCAGGTCTAAGGGCATGTGCTCATTCCGAGAAATGCTACCACGAACTGTTGTGGATCCGTGAGGATGTGCTATCATATCTGAAGACACTCAGACGACCATGACCACAGTCATTCACGAGCGGTTTCCATATCGCTATGTGCAGAGGGGTATCATTGAATTGAATGGTAAACCTGACTATCGTTTGCAAAAAGCAGACGAGTATACTAAGAAGTATTCTGACATCTATCTCTTTGATAATGGTGATCAGTTGCTTCTTGCTATTGAAGACTTTGAGTATGCCAAATGGTTAGACCCTGCTGGTGTGCCTTGCTATGTAAAAGAAAATGTTTCTAGACCTGTTTCCCACTAGGATATACCTTGAGAAGGTATCCAACTATGATGTAATTCAGAGTGATCTCTCTGATGTAGAGGCGAGTATTGAATGGGAAAACCTATGGGATACTCATTTCATCTCTGATAAAACATTTTCCAAGACCATTATACCTGATAGTCTTGGTAGAGAGATTGCAGATCACATCATGAATTACACAGGACGTGATGATTTTCGTATCACTGCATCATGGATGACTAGGTTAGAGCCTGGTCAGTATGCTGTTGCACACCAGCATGGTCACTCTGACATGTCTGGTGTATACTATTACAAGACTAATGGAGACGAGGGTAACCTTTACTTCATGAATCCTGCACTAGCAGCAACCACTAGCGTCTGGTCTCAAGCAAGAAACTATCATGACATACAACCTATTCAGGGTAGTATGGTATTGTTTCCTGGATACCTCACTCATGGTATCAAAACAAATACTTCAGACCATGATCGACTAAGTTTATCATTCAACATTGTATTCCAACGGTGAAGAAGTTAGTCGATATATGGAAGTATTCCCTAGGGTCATTCTCTGATGACAAGACAGGACCCTACGATAATTACATTGCAGGTATTCGTACCTGCATTTTTGTATCCTATCTTGTCACCAATTGTTTTATCGTCAGCGGAGTTATCCGTCACTGGAATTATGAAAGCAGAATTGACAGCAGCAACAGAAGCACTCAAGAAAGCACTGCACAGTGCGATCGACGACCCCAACTTCAACCGTAGTCACCTGAGTGAGTTGTGGCGTCACTACAATGGTCTACAGACCATCACTGAAGCATGTGCAGAGGACGTGCCACAGATCGAATTCCCTAGCAGTCCGATCTATCTCAATGATAACTATGACTTCCAAAACATTGACACTGGTATCGTTGGTGGTGAGGGCAGTGATCACATCACCTTTAGTGCCTACGGTGACCAAGCAGCACAACCTGTAGACCTCGGTGGAGTGATCGGTGGTCAGGATGTCATCACATTTTCTTAAGGATCTGCCCAAGGGGGCTTGACAAGTTAAGAAATGTTATATATAGTTACAAGAAGTAACATACCTTAACAAATGACTGTTACAATCGAAGACGGTGGACGCACTAACATGTATGCCACCGAGCCCCAAATGTACATCGACCCCAAAGTAAAAGAAGCCATGCAATCTGACGTTTACGAAACTCACAACGAGTCCGCAGAGAAACTCAACGGTCGCCTAGCAATGCTCGGCATCGTATCTGCATTCCTGTCCTATGCCTTCACTGGCAAACTCTTCTTCGGAGTGTGGTAAGATGACACCTGAAGCAGAAAGATTCAACGGATGGGCAGCGATGATCGGTATCGTCGCAGCAATTGGCACCTATGCCGTCACGGGACAAATTATCCCAGGTATTTGGTAATGAGTATAGAGGTAGTCCAGACGATTGCCTTCTGTCTCACTCCTCTCGCAATCCTGCTGCTCCTAGCAGACTACGAGGACGATGATGACGAAGGCGGTGGTGGCATGATGATGCCTGCTTACAACCCAACCTCTTGACAACCACACTAAATACGCTATGATACTGGGGTGCTGACAGCAGCACCCTTTTCTATTGGATGACATACAATGATCAAGAAAGCAGCATTTATTGCCGCTCCCTTCCTCATCGCATGTAGCAACCCTAAGGATATGGTTGCATCAGGACTTCGGGATCCCGAATTCCTAGACATGCCAGCAGCGGAGGAGGTGATACCAACAACATACCAGTGCGTTGACTGCACTCCAGAAGAAACACAGGTCGTAGCATATTTACAAACACCATCAGTAAATATCACAGACAAAAATGCTATTGCTACAATTCTTGGCAACATTAGACAGGAGTCTAATTTCACTGCCAATATATGCGAGGGAGGTGCTAGAGTTCCTTACCACGATTGTTATCGGGGTGGTTATGGCATCATTCAGTGGACCAGCGTAAACCGCTACGTCAACCTCGGTAAATTTGCCACTAAGTTTGAGTGTGATCCCTCCACATTCGACTGCCAACTTCGTTACATGGTTAACGAGAATATATTTCAGCGCCAACTTCCATACTTCCAAGCGAATGGACTAAGCATTGCAGACTATATGCAACCTGCTTATCGTTGGTTAGGTTGGGGCATCAAAGGCAACCGCGAAGTGTATGCTTGGGACTATCTAAATAAACTCAGGTTGGATGCATGAGTCATGTATTGCTTAGAGTTTTACTGGGATGGTAACTGGGTCAAGTTAAAAAACTACTCAAACCTATCCATACACAAGGCTCAATTCCTCTTGCACCTGTGTCAAACAGGGCAAGAAGTATTCCAAACTAAAAAAGAATTCAGGATGATCGCTCAATGATTGATGACTGGCGTTATGACGATGGCAAGATGGCAGAGAGACAGATCTGCTTGACTGCATTCATTCATCAGGAAATCCCTATAAATAGAGAAGTGTATGAGTTCTGTCACTACTATGTGTCGAATGGGTTGATGACTATCCCAACGTCGCAAGAAGAATTAGAAAAAGAATTAGCAGATCACGGTGGTGATCTTTATGCTTTTGTTGGCAAGAATCTCTTCAAAGAATTTTCAATATGGCAAAACATAAATGCAGGACCAGGATCCAAAGAAACCACTATCAACAAAGAAAGCAGTAAAGAAACTAATTAAAGGAGCAAAGAAACATCCCACTTGGTATACACCAGAGGAAGTTTTGTATGCTAAACTAATTAAAAAGACACTAAAGAAAAAGTAACATGCGTATTGTGATTGTCGGTGGCGGGACATCTGGTTGGATGACTGCCGCTGCTTTTTGTAAAACTTTCCCAGACTGGGACATCACTATGATCAATGGTGGTGATGCCATCGGTGTGGGAGAGAGCACTACGCCACACATCAATCAGTATCTCTCATACATGGGGATCACTGATGAAGTATTTCTCCCTGCAGCACGAGCAACATACAAATCCTCTTCAAGGTTTGATGGTTTCGTAAACGAGGGTGAAGTATTTCACTATCCTAATGGACAAACAGTTAACCAACGTATAAAATTTCAGGAGTGGATGCTCGCTAAAGCATTTCATCCAGAGAATCTTCCACCTTTCGCACACACCTTCATGCCATTCACGGCAGTAGCAGAGGCAGGACGACTCCCCCTGAATAAAGATATCTTAAACCCATATGACCTCGCTAAAGACAGATCATTCCATATTAACGGAGCAGCCTTCTCCGACTTTCTCAGAAAGACCTTCTGCAAAAATCTTAAGGTGGTTAATAGCACAGTTAAGTCTGTTGCTACTAAAGGAAGGAACGTCGAGCACGTCGTGGTCACAGGTGGACCATACAAACTTGGGGGAGAAAAGGTTTTTGGTGATCTCTTTATCGACTGTAGTGGGCAGCAAGCAGTTGTCGGAGGGGCGCTTAGCAAGTGGCAACCCTACGATTCAATTGTAACTGACAGCGCACTTGTAGTTAAGACTGACTACACCAATCGTGAGACCGAGATGGTCCCCTACACCAACGCCAAAGCAATGACTGCTGGTTGGCAGTGGACCATCCCTACCTATGACTTCCTCAGCAGGGGATATGTATTCTGCTCAAAGTTTCAGAGCGAAGAGGATGCCCGTAAAGAATTTGGATACGATGACGCTCGCCTGATCAAGTTTGAGAATGGCAGACACGAGAGGGCATGGACAGGTAACTGTGTGTCCATCGGACTCTCATTTGGATTCATCGAGCCGCTAGAATCTACAAGTCTCTTCAACACACACCATGGCATCCTTGCTCTCATGGACCTCCTGCGGGAGGCACCTCTGCCTGGACAATTCCAGCGTGATCGCTTCAACCATAATCTCACTGAGCATATGGACGGATGGCGTGAGTTTGTAGAGGCACACTATTACTACAGTCGCCGTCGTGACACACCCTTCTGGAATCACGTCAGCAATGAGGTTGAGTATGATCTCACAGGCAACACCCATGAAGTCATTCAGTTTATTATGAATGGCAACGAACCCGTCAATCATGGGGAGACTCAGGTCCTTTACATCCTTGCAGGATCTGGTTATACTACAGTCAACAAGCGACTCAATGAATACTTCAAGTATCCAGAGCTTGTTGCTCGTCGCAAGGTCGATGAGTGGGCAATCAGGCACCAACGTGTGCTACAATATGCCGAGTCATGTCCTCCTATGTCAGTTTTCCTAGAGTCCACCTTCGATTATTCTTGACAAGGTGTTGAAAACCATATATAGTAGGACGGTCGTTACACAACGACACACTTGACGCCTCACCAGGACTAAACAGCGTCATTAAATAACAGTCCTTAATACCTGTGACTGAGGGTGTCACAGGAATATCATATCAGTGTTTCCCTGCACTCTTACCTACCCTAAATTTCAATGTCAACTCTTTCAAGGCAACAAACTACCTCCGCGTGGGATAACTTCTGCGAGTGGGTAACTTCCACAAACAACCGTCTCTATGTCGGTTGGTTTGGTGTGCTGATGATCCCAACTCTGTTGGCGGCAACCATCTGCTTCGTGATCGCTTTCGTAGCGGCACCTCCCGTCGATATCGACGGCATCCGTGAGCCCGTAGCAGGTTCACTCATGTATGGTAACAACATCATCTCTGGTGCTGTTGTCCCATCCTCCAACGCAATTGGTCTTCACTTCTACCCCATCTGGGAAGCAGCTTCACTCGATGAGTGGTTGTATAACGGTGGTCCTTTCCAATTGGTAATCTTCCACTTCCTGATCGGCATCTTTGCCTACATGGGACGTGAATGGGAATTGTCTTACCGTCTTGGGATGCGTCCTTGGATCTGTGTTGCATACTCTGCACCTGTTGCAGCAGCATCCGCAGTCTTCCTGGTCTATCCTTTCGGTCAAGGTTCTTTCTCTGACGCAATGCCACTTGGCATCTCTGGTACATTCAACTACATGCTTGTATTCCAAGCAGAGCACAACATCCTTATGCACCCCTTCCACATGTTGGGAGTAGCAGGTGTCTTCGGTGGGTCACTCTTCTCGGCAATGCATGGTAGTCTTGTTACTTCTTCACTCGTCCGTGAGACGACTGAATCTGAGTCACAAAACTATGGTTACAAGTTTGGACAAGAGGAAGAGACTTACAACATCGTCGCCGCTCATGGTTACTTTGGTCGTTTGATCTTCCAATACGCTTCCTTCAACAACAGCAGAAGTCTTCACTTCTTCCTTGCCGCATGGCCTGTTGTCGGAATCTGGTTTACTGCACTGGGCGTAAGCACCATGGCATTCAACCTCAACGGTTTCAACTTCAACCAGTCCATCTTGGACAACAATGGTCGTGTCCTCCCTACCTGGGCAGACGTGCTTAACCGCGCTGGTCTTGGTATGGAAGTCATGCACGAGCGTAACGCTCATAACTTCCCTCTCGATCTGGCAGCAGCAGAGTCCACTCCCGTGGCACTCACCGCTCCCGCTATCGGTTGAGTCTAGTTACAATCTAATCAAAGGGGTCTACGGACCCCTTTTTCTTTTCTTATCATGTGAAGTTTTATGTCTACTGACCTAATCGAATTGCTCACTTACTATGTTATCGGTGGTGCTCTCATCATCGGTCCACCTGCGATCTTCCTCATCATTGCTATGATGGGTGCTATCCAAAATACAAAAGGTCGTATGGTAGGTTATAAAGATCATAAAACTTATGGTGATTCATCCATCTACGAGAATACACCCAGTGATCAATCAAAATTCTTCTTGGAAATTAGCGGAAATAATTCGTGATACTTGGCCTCAACTGTACTACCTAAAAGGAATGAAAAAACATGACTACAAGCACACTACAACAACCGACGAGGGGGTGGTTCGATGTCCTCGATGACTGGCTTAAACGGGATCGCTTTGTCTTTGTGGGTTGGTCTGGACTACTACTTCTTCCCACTGCTTATCTTGCCATTGGCGGTTGGCTTACTGGCACGACTTTTGTCACGAGTTGGTACACCCACGGACTTGCTACTTCCTATCTTGAAGGTGCTAATTTTCTTACGTCAGCTGTCTCAACGCCTGCTGATGCTATGGGTCATTCTCTTCTTCTACTTTGGGGTCCTGAGTCTCAGGGGGATTTCGTCAGGTGGATCCAACTTGGGGGACTCTGGGCTTTCGTGGCTCTCCACGGTGCCTTCGCTCTCATTGGTTTCATGCTTCGACAGTTTGAGATCGCTCGTCTAGTTGGTATCCGTCCTTACAATGCGATTGCTTTTTCTGGTCCTATTGCTGTCTTTGTTAGCGTCTTCCTCATCTACCCTCTGGGTCAATCGAGTTGGTTTTTCGCTCCATCTTTTGGAGTGGCAGCGATCTTCCGATTCCTCCTCTTCCTTCAAGGATTCCACAACTGGACCTTGAATCCCTTCCACATGATGGGCGTGGCAGGTATCCTGGGTGGAGCATTGTTATGTGCAATCCATGGTGCTACTGTAGAAAACACGCTGTTTGAAGATGGTGAGCAAGCAAATACTTTCAAGGCTTTCGAACCTACGCAAGAGGAGGAGACTTACTCGATGGTTACTGCGAACCGTTTCTGGTCACAGATCTTCGGTGTTGCTTTTTCTAATAAGCGTTGGTTGCATTTCTTTATGCTCTTCGTGCCCGTCATGGGTCTCTGGACTTCTTCTATCGGTATTATTGGACTCGCTCTTAATCTTCGTGCTTACGACTTTGTATCTCAGGAGATTCGTGCGGCGGAGGATCCTGAATTTGAAACCTTCTACACTAAAAACATCCTATTGAATGAAGGACTTCGTGCATGGTTGGCACCAGTTGATCAACCACATGAAAACTTTGTATTCCCTGAGGAAGTTTTGCCTAGAGGTAATGCTCTATAAATAAAGTATCGTCGCCGCTGATGTGGATGGCAAAATCCATCAGACACATCGCACTAAATAGAGGAGCAGCACTTGCTCCTCTTTTTTAATGTCCGAGCATATTCGTAATTTAGTTGCACGTTGCTATAACGTGACTGGTCCTATCGGTCTAGAGCCCAACGCTCTTGACGGTCAGAATCCTGCGAGTGAATTCACCCCCGCATCAGCATCATCGTCTGGTCCTATCCAATCCCTGACTCCTGCTGAAGTAATCCAGAGCCTGGTTGGTAGATGCTATGGTCCTACTCCACCAGTACTGGCTCCCAACCCGCTGGATTCAATCAATATTCCTGAGCGTCCTGTTGTACCTGATGCTCCAGATGTACCCACACCTAATCAGGTTATTCAGGGACTGGTTGGGCGATGCTATCCTGAGCTCCCACCACTGCTGCCACCCCCACCTGATGCAGATATCCCTGATCTACCTACGATCATCCCTGTTGATCCTGTTATTTGTTTCGTAACGGACCAGTTAGGTATAGAAATTCCTGGTATGGAATGTGGCGATGATATCGTCATCAAGATTCCAGATCCTAAGATCCCTGATGGTCCCTGGATCTCAACTGGTGGGGATGATTGTGCTCGTGTTTCTAGGTTAAAGGTCCGTAGTAAGGTAGAAGATATTGGTGGTGGATACTGGAAAGTCATCGGCAGTGATCCTGAAGAGATCCTTTACTGTCCTGATAGACCTACACCAAATATAGAGTGGGAGAAGTGTGTTAGAAAGACTCTTGAATGTACATTCAAACCATACTTAGGTGGTGGTTGGACACCTGCCAAGGCAGACTGTGAAGGAATGCACCCGCGTGGATGGTCTGCTAACAAGACTGAAGTTTGTATCAAGAATTGCTTCCCCGAAAGACTTCCTGTCTATGAGTCAGTAGATGGTGATGAGTATAACTATCACAATGAATCGTCTGGTCCTAGTGGATACTCTCTGACTGACAGTGATCCTGCATGGTGGGTGTTAAAGGATAAGATTCCTGGTGCAGCAGGTGGCAGTGGTGTCAACGTTGAGATAATTACTACTACTAACTCAGGTTTCACTAACTCTGAAAAGAATCCACCGATCAAAACCACTGACAAAACAGGTCAGAGTAACGGTAACTGGGTTTATAATGAGGGTGGTGCTGACTTCTGGCCTAAGAAAAACCTTGGTCTAAGTAGTGGCAACGGAAGACGAGGAGATATTGCACAGCACACTGTCAGATATGGTGGTGCTGAGATTAACTTTGAAGTCCGACCTGTATATGATGTCGGTGGTGATGGTAAGGCAGATGATATTGACAGTGAATGGAGAGTCACATCTTGGACTGGCAAACTGCCTGAGTCTGGTGTAGAGATTCCATTCTCATTCATGCCTCAGCAGAATGGTAAGGATGGTCAGAGAGTCATGTACATTACTATCAATGTGCTTGGACCTGAGTCAAGAGAGAAGGTCGTGCCTCTGTTTAAGTATAAGGGTAATCAAAGCGATCACTTCCTAACTACAAACCCTGGTGCTCCTGATACTCAGGGTCCTGGTGAAAGAGAGTCCATGAATGCTGCTGGCATGGTCTTCCACAGTGTCCTAGGATATGTCTTCCAGAAAAGACCTGATGGCATCTCATACCTTGCTAACAAGGAGAAGTTGTGGGCACTCCATCGCTTCTATAACCCCTCTACAAAGGACCATAGGTATACAATTGACCCGCAGAATAACACCACTCCACAGAGAGTCTCTGATAGTAGGTTTGCATATCGTATCCCTCAGAATGTAACCAATGCTCTTGAAGTCCGTATGGATGTTGAGAAGGGTAAGGCAGGATATGACAATGCTTTTGGTTACTACCTAGCAGATAAAGATGGTCCTCAGTGGGGCAAGATCGTTGTGCCTAGTGCTAAGAATGCTGAAGAGGGTGGTGGTAACGAGACCAGCACTATTACAATCAGTCAGTCTGAGTTGGAGCAATACAAAGGTGGCACCATGGGATTCTTCCTGCTGTCAGATGGTGCTGGTCAAAACAACCTGAGTATTAACCAGACATTCAACTTTAATTCTCACTCTAGTGGTGGACATGGCCAGGGTTTTAGGGGCAGTGGTATTCAAACCAAAGAAAATAACTACGCTCTCTTCTCAGATAAGAAGTGGAATCCTGAGGATGAGAAGGACTACACCAAGTGGAAGGGTCCTAACAAACAGATGTGGGAAGACCTTATTGATGGTGATGATGACTATGATGACCTGATCCTCTGGCATACCGTAGAGTTTACTACCTACCCTGGATACAGATACGAGGGTATTCAGTGCTATGTGTATGCACAGGACAGACCTGAGCCTGTCATGCTGAAGATTGATCTGTCTAACCCATGTGATCCTCAGTCATTCAAGAAAAACTTTAAGGATGTTATCCTCCAACGTCAGGAGTGTGGTAACGATTCACCAATCACATTCGGTGAGTGGGATGAAAACCATGAGTGTGGTAAGTGTGAGGGAGACTATACAATCTCACAAGGTCGTGACCAAACTATTACTTCGATCACAGGTGGTAACTTTAAGTTGAAGTCCTTTGGTGGAATCACTGGTGGTAGCACAGGTGACTGCATCAGATTCAAAATGAGAATGAAAAAGAATGGGTCGCAGATATTTAACGACAGGTATGATGCAGGGTCATGGCCGAGCATTGGGCAAGACCTATATGATGGCACCATTTCCCTTGCACCTGGAGATAAACTCAACTTCAAACTGATATCAATTATCACTGGTCCCCCTACAGGTACGATCACACCTTACTGTGCTCTATGGAATGTAGATACAGGTAAGTTTGAGATGCAGTGGGGTCTGCAGTTGACTACATCATCAGGTGACACACCACTCAGTCCAATGATGATGGCAAACACACAGTTGCTTTCTATTACTGCTGCTGGTGCTATCACTGGATTTGATATGCAATTCTATCCATCATACGGTAGTCAAGTTAATGCTAAGGCAGATGGTAAGGTGCGAGCAGGTAGTTACAGTGGTGACTCTTGGCACAATACTGCTAGAGATAACAAGAAATCCTCTGGTCCTAAGCAGGCATCTACTACGGTGTTTGAAAACTCTGCAAGGACATCCATGCATGGTCTGCTGCAGAGCAACCCTGAAATTCTAGGTGGTGTTGATAGGGATCTCCACAACCCTCTGATGCCTAACATCTCTAATGGATATATTGACACAGGTTATCCTGAGGAAGCAGAAGGTAACTATGAGAGAGGAGGAAGGCAAGGGTATCGTATTCAGGTGTTGGGTGGTGACTACGGTGACCTTGTAAGAAGACATCTCATCACACGTTTCGATAAGGTTGCTGGTAACTTCTCTCAGCGTGGTGAATTCCTAAAGAATTCTCCTGTCTGCTTTGCTAGGAAAGAGAAACCATGGTATGAAGTTGCTAACGTTAGATCAGCAGCAGCAACACAATTCCCTGGATCAACACAGTCTCCACAGGATACTACTTTCTTTAATGCAAATACTTTCATTCAAGACTACTACCTAGATGGTAATGAGTTTGAGAATGATGCTGTTGAGAATGTGAGCGTAGCATCTGCATTGTATGCAAAGGTTAGAATCGCATTCACCTTCTACTCCACCAAGGGAATCCCTAACGAGCTGGGCAAGGCACAAGGCGGTGCTGACAACCCTGAGAGGTGGTTGTGTGCCATCACCCTCCTAGAGGTGCTGCAGGCGGGTATAGGATACTCTGAGGGGCAGGAGTATGATCTCCAATGGCCACCTAAGAGATACAACGTTGGATCCAGTGGCACCTTGACGGCATACTTCAAACCAGATGGCACAGGTATCGCTGTCGAAGGTAGTGGCACTGGCACCATCACCCTGGACTTTGATTGGGATGACAAGGTGTATGTCTCTGGTCAGGCAGTTAAGCAATTAGATATTGCTGGTCAAACATTTGATCAAGGCACTAGCACCACTGGTAACCAGACTAGATCCTTCAATGTCGAAGGTGGCAACGAATATCTCTGGACTATTACTGGACAGAGTGAGACTGCTGGTCACAGGATCAGAGATGGTGGTCAGAAGATTCAATGGGATGACGATGCTGGCAATGGATTTGACACCAATGCTACAATGGAGATTGCAGACCTAACTACTGATGGTGGCGGTGGACAATCAGAAGACGCTGCTTATAATGCTATGGAGGACACTGCAACGTCCCCCTACTACCCAGATATGAAGGGTAACTTCAGACTACCTCGTAAACTTGCTGCCTTCTATGAGAAGGATGGTCAAAAGAGGACAGCGAAGGAAGCATTCTATCAAGAATCACACAACAAAGACTCACCTGTGTGGTATACTAGCTCTGATAGAGACAAACACCGAGTTAAATTCAAACTAATCATCACCCAAACGAGCTAATTATGACAGGATTTGGTAATACTGGACGTGCCGAAAGGTCCATGGAGAAAACCTCCCGTGAGTTGAAGGCACTCAGGAAAGTCATCGAGAAATACAAAGACGATCCTAAGGGTCGTCGGAAGATGATGAAGAAGATGCAGAAGTATTGGAGGTCTAACCTTGCAGAGGTGCAGGGTATGGATCACAAACCTGGCAAGACTCAAGCGTTTGGTGGTGGGTTTGTCCCTGTAGGTATGGTCGAAGACCTAGCAGCAGTCCAGAAGCATCTTTCTCCTGTAGAAGATACCAAAGATGACGGTCCAGATCCTGAAGAGAATCTAACGACTGGACAAATGTCAGAGATTCGTGATATACTATCTAAGTCCAAGGGAGAAGAGACCCATGATCAATCTGCACCAGAAGTATAACCATTACCTAAACACAAACAGGTTGCTGGATTGTGCTGAGGTGCATGAGCGTGTGGTGTCCTACGGTTGGACAGATAATGGTAAGGACTTGACTGGGTATTATGTCTTGACAGAAACCCATGCCCTCTACTATAATCTCAAGGAGCAGTTGATCGAGAAGGTCAAGCGTTGTCCAACTGGCACAAGGTCTTGACACTTTAAGATTTTTCTGTTATAAATAACCATTCGTGACCCACCTTGGTTACGAATTGTTACAACTCAAACACGGGGAGAGTCGAATCCCCTATCATCTGTGGGTAAACACTCCACAAGAAAACACTAAGAGGTAAATACCAAATGATCAAAACTGCTATCGCAACTCTCGCCGCCACTGCCGCAATTGTGGCTCCGTCTGCTGCCCTCGCAGGTCCCTACGTTAACGTAGAAACCAATGCTGGTTGGACTGGCGCAAATTACACTGGCGCAAATACAGATTTCCATGTGGGCTACGAAGGCGCACTTGGCGAATCCGCTTCATACTATGTCCAAGGCGGTGCTACGCTGGTTTCTCCTGATGGCGCTGAGAATGACACCGTTCCTTCTGGTAAGGCAGGTGTTGGTGTTGCCCTGAGCGATGCTCTGGGTGCGTATGGTGAAGTCTCCTTCGTGGGCAGCGGCGATGACAGCATCGACCGTGGCTACGGTGGTAAACTGGGTGTCAAGTATTCCTTCTGATATATAATCTAGACGGAATCTGATGCTCTGTTGGGGTCCTTCGGGACCCCTTTTTATTCTCTATCATATATCACGATGGCAAAACCTGGAAACACAGCAATTTACACACGACCTGGATGCCCTTTCTGCACTAAGATTAAAGAAGTGTATCGAATGAAAGGTTACCCCTTTGCAGAATTCACTTTGAATGTTAACTTTACTAGGGAGCAATTCTACAAAGAGTTTGGTCCTGGTGCTACCTTCCCTCAAGTCCTGATCAATGGGAGACAGATGGGTGGTTGCACTGAAACTGTCAAGTACCTGAGAGAAAACAACCTACTGTGAAGTCAAAAGACACAACTGAAGTTTATCAATTAGTTGAGCGAGCACTCGACGAGGCAATGCTCAACCAGCGATTCCTATTTAAGATGTATAACTACCTCAAGGCAGGTAAGTGGACACGACGTGAGACAAATGAATTCATTGAGTCGTCCACTGCTGCACAACTGAGCAACACAGTTGAGGAATTGAATGGTTACATCAAGGGAGGTGACAAGACACTCAAAGAAGCGTATGGTCACATCCCTAAACCAAAGGCACGAAAGATTCGTGACTATCTCTACGGCATCCTTGAAGACACCTGGAAGTATCACGCTGAAAGGAAGCCTGGCAGGCGCAAAAAGGTTGCTAAATAATTTTAACTACCCCCTAAAGGAGGCATCATGGCTGATCTTTCATTTCTGTACATTGCCTTCTTTCTAACCCTCGGAGCATTCCTCCTAGGGTTTATCGTATCCTGGAATCTGAAGCATGTGTTTGATCTGTGGATAGATAGAGCAGAGTATGCTGCTGTTGTTATGCACCCTGAAATGCAGGGTGAGGATGGCATGGTAGACCCGTCTGAGCTTCTCTACTTGCGGATTGCAGATGAAGATGATATGATGGATGACGAAGATTGAATGTAAACTTACTACTCACACCATGAAACTGATGATTTCTGAAGTGCTTCAGAAAGCACATAACGCTAAGACGAAAGCAGCAAAGATTAAAATCTTGCAAGACAACAACACCCAGACACTGAGGTCTATCTTCATCATTAACTTTGATGATAGTGTAGAGCCTCGTGTCCCCATGGGTGAAGATGTCCCTTACCGTCCTAACGATGCACCTGTAGGCACTGAGCACACACTGCTAGAGAAGGAAGGAAAGAAACTCTATCGATTCTTTAAGGGTGGTGATGATACACTGCCTGGGATGAAGGTAGAGAGTATGTTTATTCAGATGCTTGAAGGACTGCACGCAACAGAGGCAGAAGTCCTTATCAAGGCAGTGAATAAGACTCTCCACAAGAAGTTTCGTATCACCAAAGCAGTAGTCCAAGAGGCATTCCCCATGATTGAGTGGGGAGGCAGAGCTCGATGAGCAGTAAGATCAAGACCTTACAATCTGACTGTAACCTTGAAGCAGCAGAGGATAGATCGCTACCAACCTCAGCATTTATCGTCTGCTATCTGATCGAGGGTAAGGAGCACTACGACATCGTTACCAGCGGTAAGAATGTTGATATCTTTGACCATTATTGGGACAAGTATAAGCATGACTTGAAATGGTATAAACAAGCAGAAGGAAGAATCAATCCCAAACTATGGCAAGATCCAAACAAACCCCAAGCAAAGGTAACCAAAGGCAAAGGATGACTAAAGATCAAGTCTATTTTGACCCCCGACAATCTGCTGAGCAGCAGATCGAGGACATGAAAGCAGCAGTTGATGCTGCATTGAAGAAGGAAGAAGAGGAGCAGGAGAAACTGAGCAACATTGAGATGGGTAAATCTATTGTTGCAGGTCTCGGCACTCTCTTCATCTCACCACTGGTGTTGATGTTTGTCTGGAATATTTTTATGCCAGGACTATTCGCACTACCTGTGCTAACCTACTGGACAAGCATGGGACTAATCGTAATCTCTCGCCTGCTTATCCCTAAGAATGACTAAAATTTCTCCTGTAGAGCACTCCTCTAAGGTGTGTATGGTATCTGTGACCCCTGATGCTGAGAAGCATATGGGATACGTCGCTCGTGTGAGCAACCCCAACAACCAGGACAACCCTGAGGTTGCTGGTCTATTGAAGTATTGTATTAAGCATGGACACTGGAGTGTGTTTGAGCAAGCATTCATGACGCTTGAGATCAACACTACCAGAGGACTGGCAGCTCAAATCCTGAGGCACCGTAGTTTTACCTACCAAGAGTTCTCACAACGCTATGCAGATACTAATCTGCTGAGTGAAATGATTGAGGTGCCTGACTTGCGTCTGCAAGACACAAAGAATCGTCAGAATAGTATTGACGCTGTGGATGCAGAGCAGAAAGCATTCCTGCAGGGACGCATTCATCAATACTTTATTGAGGGAATGGATCTCTACAATGAATTGCTGCGTGAAGGTATTGCAAAGGAATGTGCTCGTTTTGTGCTTCCCCTCGCCGCACCCACCAGAATTTTCATGACGGGCTCTGTGCGTTCATGGATCCATTACATCCAACTGAGGTCTGCTAATGGCACACAGCAGGAGCACATGGACATCGCTAAACTATGTCAGAAGCATTTCATCTGTCAGTTTCCTACCATCTCTAAGGCACTGGACTGGTGTCCTAACCCTAGTGAGTGTGGGTGTGAGGATAATGATACCTATTGGGAAGACCTACAACCTTGTTTGAGGATTGATTAATGAAATTAATTAGATACATGATCACATATACGTTACCTGCTACAGGTAATCGTCACCACTTCAGGATCGTGGAAGCACGATCCCAGTCTGAATCAAGGCAACTCTTTGAAGCAGACGTGCCTACTGCTAAGTGGATTTGCAGTGGTGTAATGCCCCAAAGCAGGAGTTTGTAATGCCTACATACAGTGTAAAGAATCTAAAGACAGGCGAGAAAAAAGAATTCTCTATGTCAATGGTCGCCTATGATCAGTGGCGTAAAGATAATCCCGACTGGGATAAGGACTGGCAGGCAGGTGTCGCTGGCACTACCTACGGAGAACCCAAACAATCGGATGGATTCAAAGAGGTCATGCAGAAGATGCAAGCCGACCACCCTAGAGCAAACTTGTCCCGTTACACCTAACCAACACCCCCTCTATGCCAACATCTGTCAAGTCCAAGACACGCCGTCGCTCCATGAAACTGGAGACACTCACAGCAAAGCAAATGAGAAGAAAGAAACCTATCAATCTTGAGCATCTCAAGCAGATCAATCCACTCACAGACAATCAAGAAACTATCTTCAACTCTTACGCTGAAGGTAAGAATCTAGTATTGCATGGTGCCGCTGGCACAGGTAAGACATTCATTAGTCTTTACTTAGCATTGCGTGAGGTCTTGGATCCTGAGACTCCATACGAGAAGGTTTACATGGTCCGATCACTGGTCCCTACTAGAGAGATTGGTTTTCTCCCTGGTGATCATGAGGACAAGAGTAACCTTTACCAGATTCCCTATAAGAATATGGTGAAGTATATGTTTGAGATGCCAGATGACAATGCCTTCGAGGCACTGTATGATAACCTCAGAGCACAGGAGACTGTCTCTTTCTGGTCTACCTCATTCATTCGTGGCGTGACACTTGACAAGTGTATTATAATTGTAGATGAGTTTAGTAATCTCAACTTCCATGAGCTTGATTCCATTATCACTCGTGTTGGTGAAGATTCTAAGATCATCTTCTCTGGTGACTACTCCCAGTCCGATCTCGTGAAATCTAATGAGCGCAATGGCGTCCTTGACTTCATGAAGATCCTACAATCTATGCCATCCTTCGACTGTGTTGAGTTTGGTATCGAGGACATCGTAAGGTCTGGTTTAGTGAAAGAGTATCTTGTATCTAAAATTAACATGGGAATGTGAATGTCTTTTAATTATGTGGGTCCTGCTTCTCCCCTCAAAGAGTTGGAGAGTAGGACTCTTCCTCACGGAAGATTCTATAAGACCGATAGTGGTTGGATGCCTAGCGTCACAACTGTTGTCGGTCATAATACTAAGGCAGGTATCCTTGCCTGGGAGAAACGAGTAGGATATACTGAGGCAGAGCGCATCCGCCGTGCAGCATCATGGCGTGGCACCAAATACCATACCATCGTGGAGCACTATCTTAAAAATGAATTGGAAGAAGTTGAAAAAAGCGAGGGTCTTCCCAAGTACCTTTTTGGGTTTGCTCGTCAGGATCTTGATCGTATTTCTAACATTCATTGTATTGAAGCCCCTCTTCATTCTCTTAAGTTGGGGATTGCTGGTCGTGTTGATTGCATTGCTGAGTTTGATAATTCTCTAGCAATCATTGACTTCAAAACTACAACTCGAATTAAGAAAGAAGAGTATCTTAAGTCATACTTCGTGCAGGAAGCAGCGTATGCTTACATGTATTATGAGATGACAGGTGTTGAAGTGGACAAACTTGTCACAATTTCAGTATCCGAGCAAGGATCCATGCAAGTTGTGGAAAAGTATGATAAGATACCTTATATGGATACACTCATCAAATGGATCGAAGAGTATCGCTACTATGTCGAGGGACTTAAATGAAAGAGATTGAAGAAAAATTCATGACACAAGGTAAGTTTACCTCACTCGTGGAAATGCGAGTCAAAGAGTCTCAAGGACTCATCAACTACATAGAAGCAGTCGCATCTGTTTGCGAGGAGTTTGAGATCGAGGTTGAAACTGTGAGTAAACTCATCTCGAAACCACTCAAGGACAAAATTAAATGGGACGCACAGCAATTAAATTACATTAAACGAACGAGTAGAGGTATCCTGCCACTATGACAGACAACGAATTTTTCAAGAGTGACGTAGTAAAAGAGGAAGTAGAAGAGATTCAGGAGTGTTATACAGATCTCTTGAAGATGTCTGCAGGTCTTAAGGAGTTTGATCCTGAGCAACGTCTAGAGCATGTGGAGAAGACCCTGGAGTTGATTGCTAAGCAGAAAGTATTCTACTCACGCTTGGCACTAGCATCACATGGGTTGGATCCTACTGATGACAAAGACAATGAAGCAAAGTATGTGAAGGATAGGATTGATCTCCTATCACAAGAGTATTCTGGTGGATTGAATCTAATGATGATCCTTCAGACGATGGAAGACAAACTGCAAACTTGGAGAAAGGAGTTGAAAGATGCCAAATCCTGAAGCACTATGGCAAGACATGCAGAAACTCGATGACCTATACGAAGAGTTACTGTGGGACGCTGACGACGAGCTACAATTCACTCACGATGGTGAGAAGGTCCTGATCATAAACCGCACACGGGCGCTTGACAAACGCTAAATAAGAGTGCTACCATAATACGGTGGCAAACACAACAAAACACAACACAACGGAGAAACACATGTCTTTTGCAAGTCTTAAGAAAAAGTCTGGCACGTTTGATAAACTGACCCAGCAGATTGAAAAGATGTCCAAACCACAGGGTGCTGGTCCTGACGAGCGTCTCTGGAAACCTGGGGTGGACAAGAGCGGAAACGGTTATGCCGTGATCCGTTTCCTTCCTGAGCCTGATGGTGAAGACCTTCCTTGGGCACAGGTGTGGAGCCACGCTTTCCAAGGTCCTGGTGGATGGTATATTGAAAACTCTCTCACTACATTGGGTCAGAAAGATCCTGTTGGTGAATTGAATCGCACACTCTGGAATAGTGGTCTCGATGCTGACAAAGAGATTGCTCGTAAGCAGAAGAGGAAACTCTCCTACTACAGCAACATCTATGTGGTGAAGGATCAACTGAATCCTCAGAATGAGGGTAAAGTATTCCTCTATAAGTATGGTAAGAAGATCCACGACAAGGTGGTGTCCTCTATGCAACCTCAGTTTGAGGATGAAGAGCCTATCAATCCTTTCGATCTTTGGCAAGGCGCTGACTTCCGTATCAAGATCCAGACCATTGGTGGTTACTGGAATTACGATAAGTCTGACTTCGCATCACCTGCTACGTTGGGTGGTTTCGATGATGACAAACTGGAAGCACTGTGGAAGTCTCAGTATTCCCTCAAGGAATTCACTGATCCTACTGCATTCAAGTCTTACGAGAAACTGGAAGAGCGTTTGAATATGGTCCTTAACAAGGGTCGTACTCAGGTCCGCACTCGTGACGAGTCCTTCGAGGATGAGTCTGAGGGACGTGGCAATTTCAACTCGCCTGACATTATGCCACCTGCACAAGTGGTCGCTCCCGACCCCACACCCAGTGGATTCGGTGCTAAGATTGAAGAGTTAAATAAGGCAGATGATGGTCCTGACTTGGACTACTTCGCCGCACTCGCTAACGACTAACATGAAAAAACTTGCCCTTGCCACTCTGCTGCTACTGTCTGCTGCGGCACCTGCCAACGCACTAACCTGGAAGGAATTCTGGGAGCCGTTTGATGGGCATGGGCATTATGAATCTCATCACTACCATCATTATTATGAGCGTCCTAGGAGACGCATGTGTGAAGTGCAAGTAACCCGACGTGTTTGGGTCCCTGGTCGTTGGTTAGGGCGCTACGAATACGTCGAAGGTTACTACGAGAAGCAGACACGTCTCAAGTATAAACCTTGTGGACGACACTATTAACCCCTATATATTATTTCACTTTTGATTCACAGGATCGGCGGAAAAAAATTCGGGGTAATTTTTCGTCTCCAGGGTTTTTCACTATTTTACTATGACAACACACTACAAACCATATTCCCAAGAATGGCACAGATACCGCTATTTGAAGGAGGCACTAGATAAGTATATTGACGATTACGTCGATAATGACACTATCATGAAGGATATCCTAGGTATCGTCTGTGAACGCCAAGAAAGAGCACACGCTGAATTCCATAGACTGGAAGACCTCGAACTCAAACTCGATTTTAGAGACTAACATGTTATCCACTCAATACAGACTTAGACTAGAGTTTATCTGTAAGAAGATCGCTAACAAGGAAGAAGTAAAACTAGAGGACATGATCTGGGCAGAGAAAATTGCCAAACAGTATACAACTGCCCGAGACTGGTTAAAGCAAGCACGACGACAAGCTTCCCAAGACATTGAAGAAGGAAGTATCGATGATTTTATGAATAGGATGGGATTAGGCGACCCCGACCCATCCAACCACAAAACGGGGTTTGACAGTGCAGACGATATTAAGAATTGGTTTCATCAAGACAAACCTGATGATTGGAGGCAGCGAGATTGAGTAGTAAAATGCTGTTTTTGGTTGATGCAGGAGATGGCAGATGCATCAGTCACGATGGATATATCCAACTTGGTAGTTTCTCCCATAGTGTAGAAAAACACCTTGAGTTGTGTCCTGAGCAAGAATGGCAGGTGACCTATTGGATGCCTGATCCATTTTATATGAGATATCCACGACCCAACTATCAGCACACTATGAAGGCAAATGAAGGATCTCCTAAAACCGACAATGCCACTGATAGCAGACCAAGAGACTTTCCAGACCAAGCAACCAATCGCTTAGAGAGGACACTATGAGTGAAAAGATCACTCCACAGACTTATATTGATATGAATAAGGAATTCGTGGAGGATGATATTCCTTTCCGAATCTCTATTCCTACACAGGAAGCAATTGACGAGTGGAAGTCAAAACCACCCGAGCACTATAAGACCCCACCAGCAGTAGATATGGTTGCTGAGATGTGGGCAGAGCAACACCGAATAGAAGAAGAGGCAAAACTACAACTTGAGCTAGATCTATGAAATTTGAAAATGATAAAGGTTTCGCACTTGAAATGCAACTAGATAATATATGCAGGATATTGGGTGGCGAAGTAAGTCACTATATCTGCACTGATAGAAAGACCCAGCATCAAAAGATAGTAATTACCTACGATCACAAGGAGAAGTAATGGTAGTACCTCAGACCGCCGTAATCTATTCTAATGGAAGCCTTGAATGTGAAAGAGCAGCACAACTGCTAAAAGCACTAGATGGCGAATATCTCGAATATCGCCTAGATCAGCATTTTGACCAAAGAGCGTTTGAAAACGAATTTGGACCAAAAGCAGAATACCCACAAATTGCACTTGGAGCGCAACATGTGGGTAATTTGAAAGAATTGCTACATGTAGCAAAAGACAGAGGACTTATTTAATATCCACCACCACCGCTGTAGGACGATCCTGAGGATCCTGATGTCTGACCACTAGAAGATCCAGCAGATCCATATTGGTTAGTTTCAGTTGTATCCATCTGTCCTGCCTGCTCAATAGTAGCACTATTAGTGCCAGTAGAGACAGTAACTGCAACGGTGCTACCATCAGCAAGCACATCACCTTCAGAGATAGTAGGATCAGAAGATCCAAAGTTTCTGGAGGTGTATTCTGCTGAAGAGGAGAAGTCGATAGACGATGTTCTTCCCACAAGAGTCTCGTATGTGGGTTTGACGTTGGTAAATGCTTCTGCAACAACGTTAGAAGTCTTCTTAATGCCTGTAGCAGCATCAACTTCATTAGAAGGAAGGTATTCAACCAGTTTCTCAAATTCTTCAACGAATGCATCGATATATTGAGGTTTAAGGATGTGTATACCTCTCTTATAGTCATTCAATTGAGTTTCATAGTCATAATTGGAGACGGGTCTAATTAACTCTTCTCTAGGGATAACTGTGCCATCAGGTCTCTGGTATTGGAAGTCCTCTGGGACCTCAAATCCATCTCTAAGGACTACATCACCCCTTGTGCTTTTAATTTCTTGTGTCACCCAGTGGTGGACACTCTCTACATGAGCAACACCATACTTACGGACCATGTGCTGATACATCTCCTGCTCACTCATAGGCCATTCATCATAGATGTTGATGATGTTATTAGTGAGGAGCACAACCCAATCATAGTCAACATCACCATATACCCTGTCAGCAATCTGCTCAGGTCTTTCATTATGTTGGATAATGTATTTTTCAAATCCAAGAATCACATCACTCAGATCATCTCTGATCTTAATACGACGAAAGAGATTCTTCGCTCTAACGTAAGGATCATTGCTACCTGTGCGATAACTTGATGTCCTTACGAATACATCTGGTAAGTAGGAGAAATAATTTGCCATTAGTCTTCAAAGTTTTCGCGTGTGCGGTATTTGGTTTCTTGGAAAGTAAGAGTCATGTTATAGACAGCGAAACCGAAATCCTTTGATTCCATGCCAGGAATCTGGGTGCGAATTGCAGTTGAATCACCAAAGTCAACACTCATGTCTTGCAACACCATCTTGTGAGGGAATCGCATGAGTGTATTCATATATCCTTTTGCTGCATTACCCTCACCCAATTCTTCTCTATCATCCTTAGAAACGTATCTAACAATTTCTGCCTTAAACTTATCAGGGATGAGCAACCAGTCGTTTCCTTCTTTTGCAGGGTGCATTGACTGTCTAAGAGAACTAATGATCTCATAGATTGTCTGCACATCAGCAGCACTCTTAGGCACAAAGGTAAACTTAAAACTATGAGAGATAAACCCAACACCTTTGAAGAGCATCTCTTCATAAGGGTTGAATACTTTACCTTGCGTTATTTGGGAAAGGTCGTTAGAATCAATGTTAAACCCATAAGGTGACACTTCACCCACCGTCGTGTTGATGGCTGCAGCACCAATCTTAAATCCTAGAGCAGGTTTTGCTGCAGCTGCCGCTGCTGAAACATTTTTACCAATATTGTCAAGAGATCCACCACTACCAACCACGTCAGCAGCAGCATCAAGTACTGCATTACCAACTGCACCAAGGTTTTTACCTTCATACTTGGCAGAATATCTTTCATTCAAACCAGGAGGAAGATATAGGTAGAGGGATTTTTGAATTCCACCACTTCCTTTATCACCTCTCTTTTGGTGTTTATAAATATTTAACTTAAGGTAGTCTATGACTTCCGTTGGGAAAGCAGCTTTATCTCTGATAGACGCTCTGGTGCTACCGCTGGTCCCTAACGGTTTGACCCTTGGAAATACTAAGGTTTCTGACATGAGTTATTCGGGCAAATTCAGACCATCAAATAGACATAAGTATAAGGGTGATCCCACCAATATTATTTATAGGAGTTTGTGGGAAAGAAAGTTTATGGTCTGGTGTGATAAAAATGTAAACGTATTGGAGTGGGGCAGTGAAGAGATCGTTATTCCATACATCAGTCCTGTTGACAGTCGGATTCACCGCTATTTTCCCGACTTCTACGTCAGAGCAAGAACTAGAAACGGAGGGACTCAGAAGTTCATTATCGAGGTTAAACCGAAGATACAGTGCTCGCCCCCGAAGCGCCCAAAGAGGCAGACTAAAAGATACATAACTGAAGTGAAAACTTACGGTGTCAACCAAGCAAAGTGGAAGGCAGCAAGAGAATACTGTAAGGATCGTCGTATGGAATTCTTAGTACTTACTGAAAAAGAGTTAAACGTATGAGCATCTTCAGTGATGTCAAAGATCTTGCCGAAGGTAAGAGTCAATCCAAAGAGTGGTATCGCTCACAACTACAATTTGGTTTAGAGCCTTATGAAGGCACCTTTGCAGTTGGTGATATCATCTTCTTTGCGTATTCTGCTGCAACTGAGAAACTGTCATTTTATGACAGATTCCCTATGGTGCAGATATCCGATCTGGATAAACCAAACATGCAATTCTCAGGTGGTAACTTGCATTATCTACAACCATCAGCAAGAAGGACGATTGCTGCACAGTGGTCTATGGGTAGTCCTGCTTATCCTGCCCGTTGCCATCATAAATACTTTATGTCAAATGCTACCAACGTCTATACTGTTAAACCGATTGATCTGCAGGATATGACTCCATTGCCTATAGAGCAATTCTTATTTAATGCAGCAGGTCGCTGGATCGAAGTCCCTAGCAGTCACATCTGGAGTCGAGTTTAATGAGTTACAGAAATCCCAATAGTTTTCTCCGATTTGCTGATCTGGTCAGCAGTGGTGAGAAGGATATTGCAAAGTCGAATCTATTTTCGGTTGAGATCACTCTCCCCCCGATGTTGTATGCTCAGAGGATACAGCCTTCCTATAAGGAGCATTATGAGTCTATCAACTACTTCGCTGACAGTGTAACTATCCCTGCTAGAAGGATTAAGACACAATCAGTCAAGACTGTTGGTATGCCATATGACTATGCATATGGTCAGCAGAAGCAAGAAGTCCGAATGTCATTCATCATGACAAAGGACATGTATCATCGTCAATTCTTTGAGAATTGGATGAATATGACTGCTAATGATGCTGAAAATAGAGTTACATTTTACGATGAATACACGTCATCCATTCAGATCCTGAAGTGGGAGAATGCTGCTAACGTTGTATATAAAGGCACTGCTAATAATGGTGCTGGAAGACCAGTCCAGTTTGAGCAGAGGATGAATAGATCCACTGCAGTCTGGCAAATGTATGGTGCATATCCCTTCGACATCTCAGCAATGTCTCTCAACAATGGTCCAGCAGATCTATTGAAGATTGATGTTGACTTCAAATATGAGAGATTCAGATTTGATACAGTTGCAGAGGACGTGTTATCATTCAAACCTGAAGTCAATGATAAAGTTATTCGTAACTTTGATGAGATATTTGCTCGCTTAGGATTCTCTGCCGATCAAATAGATTCATCCTTCTTTGGCACCTAAATAAATTTAATAGTTATGGAGCATTATGCCTTTACCTAAGCTCGCTATCCCCGAGTATGATTTGACGCTGCCTATCACTGGCACGAAAATCACATATAGACCTTTCCTCGTTAAGGAGGAAAAACTGCTGTATCTCGCTATGGAGTCGCAAGACGACAAGCAGATGATCAAAGCAGTTAAGACCATCATCAGAAACTGCACCAACCTGAAAGGTAAGGTTGAAGATCTCGCAACCTTCGAGATCGAATATATCTTCCTTCGCATCCGTGCTACTGCTGTCGGTGAAGCAAGTGAATTCAAGATCACCTGCCCTGATGATAATGAGACCCAAGTCGAAGTGATGGTCCCTCTGAATGAAGTTGAGGTTGTTATTCCTGCAGATCATGAGAAGAAAATGCTTCTTGATGACAATGTAGGTATCGTTATGAAGTATCCGTCGATTGATGTATTCATCAGTCAAAATATGTCGGATGATCCCAATATCGAGGATATCTTCGAGTTGGCAGCAGGGTGTATTGAAAGTGTTTACGATAAGGAAGAAGTCTATGACAACTTCACTAAGAAAGAAGCACTTGAATTCTTGGAAGACTTGAATTCCGAGCAGTTTGCTAAAGTCCAAAAATTCTTTGAGACTATGCCCAAACTATCATACACACTTGAAGTTGTTAACCCCAACACTAAAGTCGTATCTGATGTTGTGCTTGAAGGACTTGCAAGTTTTTTCGCATAGCCCTACTGCACGATAGTCTTGAAAACTACTATAAAACAAACTTTGCTTTGATGCAGCACCACAAATATTCACTGACCGAGTTAGAGAATATGATACCGTGGGAACGTGATGTATATGTGAATCTTCTCCTCGCACACATTGCTGAGGAAGAAAGAAGGCAAAACCAAGATCAGTCACGCATGGCCCTCTAATGGCAGCAATCCGTAGTTTCGTAAAAATTCAACCGATAACTGGTAAGTCAGGTATCGCTAAAAACATGGATCAGGTGCGTAAAAGCATCAATCGCATGGGTAGCGTGACGGATGGCATTGCCAAGAGTTTTTATGATACGACTGAGCTTCTAAAGTTTGAAAAGGAGTATCTTTCAGACACTTCTAAGACAGAAGTCACGGAGATCAAGAAGAAATCAAAGAAGGATAAGACCAAGTGGACTACATCCATGCGGGATATCCGACGCACTTTCAGAAAGAAGAAACGTGCTCGCTTAGAAGATGAAGCAGAGAAGGGCGTAGAGGAAGGTAAAGAGGAAGGTAGAAAGGCGGTTGAGAAGCAGAAACCCAAGTTAAATATGCTTGGTGGATTCTTCAATGGTCTATTCAAAGTCTTCAAATATATGATTATATTTGGAGCATTAAACTGGTTAAGTAACCCCAAGAATGCTGAGAGTGCCGTAAAGGTATTCAAGATACTCTTTACCATAGGTAAGTTTGCATTCAAAGTTACTAAATTTGGGGTTGGTCTGCTCCTTGATGGACTGACTAATGTAATTGGTAATTTTAAGGAAGAAGGTCCGATC